ATGGCAATCCTGAAGCATATTGCAAGCAAAAATGCCGATTATGGAGAAACTGAACGCTATCTGATTTTCCAACATGATGAATATACACAAAAACCAATTCTTGATGAAAATGGGAATATGCTTCTTCGTGAAGAATATTATCTGGATGGTATAAATTGTGATCCGTTTACATTTGATGCAGAATGTCGGGAAACTAACGCTTTCTTTCATAAAAATCAATCTTTTAATGAGATTAAGTCGCATCACTACATCATCAGCTTTGATCCTAAAGATCAGGAAGAACATGGTCTGACCGGAGAACAGGCACAGAAACTTGGCGTAGAATATGCCAGAGAGAATTTTCCCGGACACCAGGCTCTTGTCTGCACCCACACTGATGGTCATAATGGCAGTGGAAATATTCATGTGCATATTGTAATCAACAGTGTGCGAAAATATAATACAGAACCACAGCCCTATATGGAATTTGACCGGGATTCAAAAGCCGGATATAAACATCATCTTTCTGACAGATACAGAATCTACTTAAAGCAAAAAGTTATGGATATGTGCCGTTCCAATGGACTAAACCAGGTAGATCTTCTGAACCCCGCAGAAAAGAAAATATCTGAAAAAGAATACTGGGCAAAACGCAGAAGTCAAAAAAATCTCGATGAACACAATGCAGAACTGAAAAAGAAAGGACTTACTCCAAGACAGACAACATTTCAAACGGAGAAGCAATACCTTCGTGATGCGATTGATGCAGTTGCTTCACAGGCAACATCACAAGAAGAATTTTCCAGATTGCTGTCTGATAGATATAATATCACATTTAAAGTCAGTCGTGGCAGATACAGCTACCTGCATCCTAATCGTCAAAAATACATCACTGGAAGAAATCTCGGAACGCTTTATGAAGAAAATCATCTTATGCAGGTATTCCAGGAGAACTCCAACAGGCAACACGCTGAAAAGTCACATTCTACTGACAGACCAGTTACAGATTTTTCAGAACAGTCAAAATCGTCAGCTTCTGTCCAAACTGACGAAACTACACACTCTTTCCTTTTTATAAAATCTGATTTACGACTTGTAACAGATTTGCAGCACTGTATCAAGACACAGCAAAGTCAGGCATACGCACAAAAGGTAAAGCTGTCTAATCTTAAGATGATGGCTCAGACTGTTGCCTATGTACAGGAACATGGTTTCCAGAGCAAGGAAGATTTAGATACTGCCCTTTCCAATGCCTCTGCCCAAAGCACTGATGCCAGAAATACTCTGAAATCCACAGAAGACGCTTTAAAAAATATAAATGAACAGATTCATTACACCGGACAGTACCTTGCCAACAAATCCATCTATTCCGATTACCGAAAAAGTCGAAATAAAGAAAAATTTTATGACGATCACCGGGCAGAACTCACTCTTTATGAGTCTGCTCTCCGAATACTCAGAGAAAAATCACAGGGTCAAAAACTTCCTACCCTGAAAATGTTGCGTGAAGAAAAAAATCGTTTAACAAAATTGCAGACCGTACAGCGGGATGAATTTAACACCCGGCGTGAATATGAACGGGAACTTCGTACAGTATGCTCTAATGTAAATATTATTCTTAGGCACCCGCATATCCAAGAAACTCTGCACGAAACCTCACAAGGACATTCCTACTTCCGCTAAAAATCTCAATGAGAAAATTTCCAAATTATTTTTCATTTTCTCCGTTGACTAAATTCATTTTATCGCATATACTATAAATAGGAAAACAGGCGACATCCTGTTGGTGTGGCTGACACCTAAAATCCGAAACGAAAGCCGAACGTGGATCGGAGAGTTGGCAGGCAACAGAAAAACCTGAAAGCAAAGCCAGACATATGAGCTGGAGTGTTGGCGGACAACAGAAAAATCAGTCTATAAGGGAGATGCACAATGCTACGGCATTGTAATCTCCCTTTAAATATTTTTACAGATTTCAGAGGTCATAACATGGCAAAATATACCAAACAACAAGCTATTTCCATCATCACAGATTGTGCCGTTAAATATAAAGAGAATCTTGACGGATATCAGCTTTTATTCATTTTAAAAGATAAACATAAACATATTTCTTCTTTGGAAGTAAGTTTTAATCCGTATAATTTTCTTCACCTGACAGGCATAAAATTAGCAGATAAAACTACTGCTACTGATTTTTATGAGCGTTGTTTGAATCATAAGTTAAGTCCCGATGATTTTTCATTTGCCCCTGATGGAACTACACAATTAAAACTAGAAATTCTGCCACAACTTATGGTCAAAAATATTTCTGCAAAAATGGTTGGAGATTTCAATGGCTGCAACCCGAAATTATACACTGAAAAACTAGCTGGTGGCGTAAAAGCCTGTCTTGGCTTTGTAAAAACTCCTTATTCTGAATATGTACCAAATACGGTGTTAAATATAGATATTCGGACTGCTACCAGACTTCCATTACAGGTCATTGCTACATATCGCCGGAAAAGATCTGACTCCGTATATAACGAATTAGTTTACAAAGCGAAAAAAATAGACTGGGACAATATCACTTTTCCAAAAGATTATGATTACCTATCCAAACCAAACATGTAAAATTAGCAGTTCAATAAATAGAGGGAACACAAATTATTCTTCTTATGTGTTCCCTTTATTTATTGAACAAATACTTTTTATCTGTTTTTGCGTTATGAATTTCTCCTTTTTTCTTTTCGTACTTTATATTTTACTCCATATTTCTGAAAATATAGTTCACGCAATTCTCTATTTTTCATAACATCTTTAGCTACAATCCATGTCAATTCTGCTTGTATTTGTTTATCATTTTTATCAATTTGAGGAAAACATTTTTTTATAGTTTCCACATCTCCAGCCCATATAGCTTCGTTTATTTTTTCAAATAATCTATCTTCTTCGCTTTCTTCCATATCTTCAAATGCTTCTGGATGTTCTGCATAATACTCAGCTTCTGCTTCTGCCCTCTCAGCCCATTGTTCTACATATTCGTCTGAAAAAAGATATACTTCATTATAATATATATCGTCTAAATGAGTCTTGATCCACTTGTTTTCTGCTTCTATTTGTACTTCAATAAACTTAAACATTCTTGCTAATCTATTCATAAACAACAACATACAATGATTTAAATGGACGCTAGTATAATACTTGTCTTTATCCAACATATTATTATCACTCAACATATGGATACATTTCTTACATTCATTTATCAGTGTAAAATGTTTTAAGTTATCATATTCTTCTTGGGTAATAATATTGTCCAACAACAGGCTTTCAAACGGTAGACCTTCATACTGACTAATTATCTCTTTAAAATACACCAAAGAGATAGTTGAAAATTCTTCTAATTTTCTCTTTTCTTTTTCCTCAGTAATACTCTCTATATCAATCTCCTGCATTTTCTTAAAAAAATCTGAAATTTCTTTTGTTTCTTTCATAGGAATAAAAAATAATGTCTTCTTTTCTTCTCTTACTCGATATTCATCAATGTTTAATATAATATGAATATATAGCTTTCTTACTGAATCACACAATGGACTAAATATCATCTTTTTATATTTTTGTAATTTTTTTCGCTCGATTTGGGCATTTATAATTTCCAGATATAACGTAACTAATGCTGATGTAATAATTCCTGTTCCAATTCCAACAGCAATATTTCTTCTGTCCGAATCATTAATCCAACATGATGTGTATACTACTACTGCTCCACCAAATATAATTGCAATAATCGCAACATAGTTCCAATTTCTTTTTTCAAAAAAAGCCTTTATTTTCGTCATTACTGAAATTAAATTTCTTTTTATTTTCCATTTTTTTATCCACACTATATTCAGTTTCTCCATACTTCTATTAATTATGTCTTGCTTTATTATAATATCACACCAGTTTACAACTTTATAAATGATAGACTTGTTGATGAATCAGCTGTTTTAAGGCCTTTGTCATGGCATTTGATTTTATATGTGTTTCGATATTTTTCACGAAAGTGGCAAACAATATCTGACTGCGAATGCCCTGACTTAATTCAAAACGAAACTCCTGTACGCTTTTTGTACGGTACTCAGAAAAATGTTCGTTCTGATAGGGCAGAATCTTCATGGCACAGTAACTGATGTTAATCAGATTGACTAGCATTTCAATCCCTTTGCAGCTTCGCACCATATAGTTACAAAAAGACCAGAACGTTTTCTGTTCATAGTAGCTTGTTTCAATATTCCAGCGTAACGAATATAGCAACAGTGGAATGTATTTCATACGGTCACTTCCGGTCTGGTTCAATGGTGCTTTTTCCTGCCATGCACAGAAAATCTGCAGATCTTCCGGGAAAATGGTACTGAAAAACAGTCGTTTTGTACCATGTTCTTTTTCTGTGGCAGTGACATAGGCAAGGACTTCCCTATTGCCAAAGATCTTAGCGAGAACCCGGCGGACACCGGTATAATAATCACCGATCTTTTCATTGGAAAACGTAAAATCTGTTTCAACAGAAAGGCGTTTGCCATGTTTGGCAGGACGTCCCCGACGACCGGTCTGTGCAGGTGCAGGATCATACATGACAGAATCAATCCTTGCATTGCCAATCAGATCCAGATTCGGATATTCATCAACGATGGATACCAGGTTCTGTTTTGTATACCAGCTGTCACAAAGGATGATGACATGATCTTTGCTGTAAAATTCAGGCATAACCTGCCGGATCATGGAGGCTGCCAGTTCCAGTTTAGATTCTTTTTTCTGCCACATACGATAGCCAAGAGGAACGGAAAGATAAGATACTTTATCCCTATTCCAGACAGGTACGCAGAGCATGACACTCACAAAGCAGTGTCCATTCAGATAGTTGGAACCGTTGTGTGCAGCATGGTCAAACAGTTTTGAAACATTTTCAAATTTTGTGCCAAATTTAGATACCATCGTATCATCCACACACAGAAACACAGGCTGCGTCTGCAATGAATCCGGTATCAGCTTCAAAGTAATCCTGACAGTGGTATTCATAAATCTGGAATAATCAACCTTTGCATAGGAACATGCATAATAAAATACATTCAGTGATTTCTCCGTTATTCCGGATAAAAAATGCTGATACAGAAACCGGATGGAATGTGCAGATTCTAAGGTCAGTATGGATAATATCAGCAGAAATAAGGTATCTGCTGTCGGGACAGAAAAAGTTTCAAAATAAATCAAAAAATATTGATGAAGTCTACCAATCAGTGTTTTTTCGTTGTATAATGTTTTTATCGTACAGGGTCACTTTCCTTTGTAATGTTTTGGGTCAAATTCATTATACATCAGAAAGTCCTGTACGATATTTTTTTTATGAAAAAGTTGTAAAGTGGTGTAAAGAAAGTATGAATAACAAAAACCTTAATCAAGGAGGTGTGCCATCTTGCGTGCCAGACGGCAAATACACACGACAGGATTCGAACCTGTTTAAAACTTTCCACTAAAGCGTGTGTACCAGCTACTTTAAGAAAGGAGGATAAAACGAAAATGTTAAAACAACCGTTGTGCTTTCCACTGCACAATTACATTATAACAGATTTATTTTAACTACCTCTCTACCACTTTTTGTGTTTTTAGAGCATATCGCGAAGTTTTTCCACGTATCTCTTGACAAGATCGCGTTCCTCCCGGCACTCCGCATCTTTAGACATATCGCTCATTTCTGTTGTGAGTTCGTCCAGATGTTCTTCCAGAGCGGCAAGCATCTTCCTCTTGCAGTCTTCAGACTTGCCGGAACGATAGCTTTGCTTCTGCGTCATGTAGTCGTCATAAGCATCTCGTCCGTCAGAACGACTGTAATGCCCTCTGACATAATGTTCACCACGTCTGGCATAAGAACTGCCCCGGTCATAATCTGGCATCATTCTGCCATCATTTGAACTGTATCTCCCCATGCTATCACGCTTTCTTCCGCGTTCACTGTAATCGTCATTGTATCCGCCACGCATTTCATCAAGGACAGCGTTGTAATACTCCGCTTTCTTATCCCAGTACTGCGTATTCTTGATATCTTTGTACATATCAATCAGTTTATATGTCATTTCCAGATTCCCGGTGGTCAGCCCATTGTCAGCGATTTTGGAAAGTTCATCTTCGATTCTTGCGCATAAGTCTTTAATATCTCTCATAATTACACCTCCTACGCTTCTCTGGTTACGACAATGTTTGCATTTGCAACAGAAATAGCCTGATCACTGGTATTCTCTACTGCAATATTAACGCAACATCCGCGAGGTACATCAATATAGATGCCAGAGGACACATTGTTGTACTGGTCTACTGCTGCCGGTGTGGAAATCATCTGTGAAGATAATACAGGTTCGCCAGAGATTGCAATAGCCAGAGAAATAGCTCCGGCAGTACCGCCTGTTGGAATTGCGATATTGCCAGAAAAATCCACGAAAAATCTTGCTTTACACTGGTTAGTAAGCCCTCTCAGGGTAATGATTCCGCTTCCCTCTCTGTGCTGAATACAGTTAGAACCTTTGACTGCTGTGTTTGAAAATACTACATTCCCTTTTGCTGCTACGGTCTGAGCAGCTACATTTGTAAATTCTGCCATAAAAATACTCCTTTCATATCACAAAAGGACAGGTTCTAGCCTGCCCCTATGTGTAATACGGCATAAGCCGACATCCGAATCGATCGAAAGATACTCTCGATATGAAGTTATCAGCAATTACATCCAGTGTTGCATCCGCATCCGTAATATGTGTTCGGGTTAGGAACCTGATATGCCGGAATCGGTGCCGGATTAATCGCATTAATAAGCTGCTGTGTCTGTGAAGCCATTGCAGTTGTGAGAAGTGCGCTCTGGCGGTCCTGAGAAGCAGCACGTCTAAGGTCATTGTTTTCAGCCTGCAGGTTAGAAATCTTTTCATTGCAAAGATAATCAAGAATGGCTCTTGTTCCAGCGTTCTGGCTGTCAATAATGTCTCTTGTGTTGCTGTTCATGGTGTTCTGGATTGCACAAGTGTTGGTGGCCATATTGTAATTTACGCCCTGGATAGCTTCCCTGGTTTCACAACAGCAGTTCGCAAGCTGTGCCTGGAGCGCATTTGTGTTCTGCATATTGGCTACAGTATCGGCATTGATTGCCTGCTGGATTCCAAAACCAGTCTGCATGATATTGGTGTTGATTCCGTTAAATCCGGTAAGCATACCGTTATTCACTGCATAGAATCCGTCACAGAGACCGTTATTGATTCCGTCAAGTTTGCTAATTACAGCGGAATTGTCGAATCCTCTCTGAATGTCTGCCTGAGTAGCTGCTGTGGCTACATATCCGCCGCCGTTTCCATTATTGCCCCATCCGTTGTTTCCCCATCCGAAGAAAGCAAAAATGAATAAAACAATAATCCACCAGCTACCATCTCCGCCAAACATGCCGTCGTTATTTCTACCGTTTCCAGTAGCAGCGGCAATATCTGCTAAGCTATAATTTCCATCCATAATATAATCTCCTTTTTGTGTATTTACATCAATCTGGCCAGATTGTAATGTACTATTTCATTCCTTTCAGCATGTGCTGAAATTGTCCTGCCATCTGCTGAACCTGATTAAGTTGCTGTTGGGAAATCTTCCCAGACCGCAACATTTTCTCAACTTCTGCTTTCGGATCTCCCTTAAAATTCTGCTTAAACTGCATAAACTGCTGTATCATTTGCATTGGTCCGTTTCCCTGTGGCATCCCACCACCAAGTGCGTTAAATAATGGATTACTCATCTGCATTTCCTCCCTTGTTTGCTGATTCCTGCACGGCATTAGCCCTAACAGGTTCAGAAAAAGAATTTAATCGGTTCATGATAGCTTCGTATTTGCCTTTCAAATCATCGTATTCCTGTCGAGTAACATATTTACTGTCCATGTTCTGAACAGACTGTTTAGGCGGCATCTGAGAGCCTATCTCGTGGTATTCAAATGTCCGCAGTGGCTGTGGCATACCGGATACATCTGTGGATTTTATGTAGAACTTTTCACTTTCGCTGTCCATCAGTAAAACACTTGTCCCAGGTGCGACCAGATAGGATTTTGCACCAACTTCGCCAGACACCCACAGGATACCATTGTTATTCTGCTGTGATTGCTGTACTGGTTGAGCTGGAATCTGGACAGGCTGTTGCTGGAACTGGTTCATCTGTCCAGGAACGCCAAAACTATATTGATAAGGATTGTTATATAATGCCATCTTATGCACCGCCTTTCTGATTATATTTTTACATAAAAAAAGAACCGGAAACAGGTCGTTTCTGGCTCTAATTAGTGTCTAAAAAGTATCAGCATACTTTAATTATTTTATTGTTCACCCTCCGGCTTAACCGCTTTGCCGTTGATATGCTCACGTTCATCTGCTCAGCGCAGTATTCGAGCGTATATTCCTTACATCTCAGTCGAAACAGTCTTTCTTCGTCCGGTGTAAAATTACACTCTATCAAAAACCTGTCTATATCTTTTTTCGTGAACACATATAATTTCATGAGCATACCCCTTACTAATGCTAACGTTGATTCTGCGCAAGATAATTTGTAAGCTTCTGTTTTGTTTTTTTTAATTCTTCTACATTATTCCCACTAATCTGACTGTCCAACATAGTTGATAACACTTCCAGAATCAATGAATCACGTTCTGCAATCCTCCGAAGACTTTCATAATCTCGCCTGTCGTGTTCTTCCAGTGTCTCCACTCGCTTATTAAGTCGGAATGCCGGGGTAATCCATTTAAAGATTACGGCTGCCGCCCCTCCGACAATAGACACCCCTCCACAGATAGAGAGGAAAATCTGTACAAATTCTGATATGCTCATTTAGCTACTCCTTTTCCCAGTAATATACCGGGATTTCATTACCGCTATTCCATGTATCGAAATATTTGCCCTCTTGTACTGTCACCACATGACCATCTATGCAGAGAATGTATGTGCCTGTCTGATGATCTGCGCAAAAATCATTGACTGTATAGATATATCGTTCTGATTGTTCAATCAGTTTGCGTCTGTACCCACGTTTATAGAGGTACGCTCCCCAGACATAATTTGCACTTGGCATATCTGACAAAGCGCACGCCTGTACCATTAATCCGGCGAATACTGTTTCCCAGTCGAAACCGGTTGCCTTGCATATTGCTCTGACAACGCAATCTCCTGTTCTCTTATCCTTAACAGGATTTGGATTATAATATTCCCATCTATCCATCAGTCAATCCCCTTTGCTGTTTTATATCTCTTCGCCGCTCCTCTGGCTTTAGCAGCGTTCTGGCGATTCCACTTAGCGATCATGAGTCGGTCTTGCAGCTCTCTTAGGTCGTTCTGCTTGCAGTAAGCCTTGTATGTAACATTTTGTTTCTGCAAAAGATAAGACTTCCGGTCAAGGTCTTGTTGTAATGCGAATTTTGCCTGTTCGTCCTTGCAGTTATCAACCGCCGCTTGCATTCCAAGGACTTCACGCTTTGTTTTGCGGATTCTTCGCTCATAAGCACGTTGCCGCTGTTCTTTTTCGTACTGCTTTCCCTTGTCGGCTTTGTCCTGCGCTGATAGTTCTGTATAGGGATTAAATTCTCCATCGCTGGCTCCAAAGCTATGCCGGCAATTAACACCTGACAATCCGCTCGCTGTTCCGTATCCAGTCAATGAGAACGGCGGAAATTTCTTGCTCTTGCCAGAGCGAGAATATATCTTTCCTTGCCACCATGCGTGATTTCCCGGATTCTCACCGCCGTCACCTGTTCTGGCTCCCATGTGGGCACTGACCAGAACTAAATCCCAGTTCATTTCTTCCATGCGTTTTAGGGATATATCTCCCGTAGCCTGCGCCACGCCAGTTCTGATAGAACGTGCGACTGCTGTTTCAATTGTATCTTTTCTGCCAGATGGATATGTGACCGTAACACCATCACTCACAACGTTATTAACTGCCTCTTTGATGGCTTGCGTATATCCAACTGCCCCAGTCATCACATGGTTATATGCAAAGTCACATTGCTCGATATAGATCCTTTGAGCGGCACTTGCAGTCGTTCTTGTGAAGTTCTTCCACTCTCCCATAGACGCAAGCATATTTCGCTCCATGAGTCTTATCATAGCCGGTGATTGTTCGAGCGGTACAGGGCTTAATCCTGCCGCCTTGTATATCTTGTCATCATAATCGAGAGCAGTGATTCCGGCATCTTCAAACGCTTCAAGAAGTTCCTGCTGTTCACGTTTGGTGTATTTGGATAATTCTGCCAGAATGTCCTCTAACAGTTCACCAGATTCCTGTAGTGTTCTGATTCTCCACGCATCGGCATTGGTCAGAATATAGTCCTCACCCCTGCCGATTCTTGCCATCATTCTCGACACGATCTCAGAGATGATATATTGATGCAGTTCCTCGGCTATCTGTTCGCTACCCTCTGTTATCCGGCGTAAATATTCTGGGCTTAACATAACTATTCATCTCCAAACAGTTTTGGTTCGTCTGGTTGAGCTTCTTCAACCATTGCTACCGCCTCGTCTTTCGTCATTCCTTCAAATTTCACGAAATACAGCCATGCCGGAACCTTGCCAGTGGTCACATACTGCCACCATCTTGCACGGTCGTTTTCACGCACATATAGGATGTCTCCGAAATCATAATTGACTTCATAAGCTCCGACAGGTGCAAGCCCGTACAGGTCAGCGTAAACGTTCAATGCGTAAATAACTTCATCTAAGCAAGACTCCAACTTATCCCTTACGTCTTTGATGAATTGGACTGTCCTCTGTTGCTCCGCTTCTACTCCTGTAGCTGTCTGAATGCCGCTAGATTCGTTAAAAACAAAGTATCCGTTGGAGAATCCAATCTTGTACCCTAACTGGCTTAAAAGAGCATTTATGCCGTTTATACGAGTATCTGTGTTGAGAATCGGATTGATTTCCTGATAGAACTCTTTCTCGTCCTGTCCGAATACGTTTTTCACATAATCTGGCAAACTCATTTCTGAGCATCTATGTTCCATTGCCTGTGGTGTCATAGTGGAGACGGGTGAACCACTCGGCATCAACAATCTGTCATCCGCCAGAACAGTCCGCTTAGAATCAAGAATTTCTTTTGCGTTCCTGCTATATGCAATGTCCAGGTCTTTCAACTCTTCGATAGCTTCCGCAAATATTGGAAGTCCCAGTGGCGTACTAATATCCACATTGTTAGCCTGCGGTGTCCGCAGTACTCCGTACAACGGTCCGTCCAGCTTCTCACCGTTTGCCTTGAGTATCGGTGGTGTATCTGTCATTAGGTCAGCCCATTTGGTTTGTTTGAGGTCAATCTTATCACCGATTGACTGAGGGGATTTTGATACATAAGCTCTGTTAGAAACGTAATACGGATAGGTTATCACTCCGTCCACTGTTGTCTCAACAAACCTGTGATATTCGAGCCTTGTGTAGTATTTACGCCCAACAGTATAAGAATCTTTAAATATGATTCCCTTAATCTCCTGATTGTCGTAATCCACAATCATCACATCAGTCGGTGTAAATATGTCAAGGCTCTCACCGTTTGGCTTAATGAACACCGTTCCGTAAGCACATCCATATTCCACCCAGTGCCGAATCTGGAAATATACTTTATCTATTTGTTCCTGTAGCCATGTAGCCCTTGCGGAACCGTCTATCTGAATGCCGATTGCCAGCGTTGCGAGCCGTGCTGTTTCTGAGCAGACGGATTTCGCGAAATTAATCGTCTTGATATTATTCTTATCATCTAGCCATTCCGGTACTCCCCTGTAAATGTTCGCGCACCGGTTAATCAGTGATTCCATTTCCGGGAATTCTGCCGCCTGGATGTTAAAGTCCTCTTCGGCTTGCTTTTTGAATATCATGTTAAACCACCTTTTTAGCGTTGTTATAAGTCCCATTTAGTCACCATTTTTCTTTTAGCTGATTTATTGGTGTTCCGGCAACTCCGGCACTCTCTCCGCTATCTGTCGCTTTGAAAAATGCATTCGGAATCTGTGGATACATAAATTCAAACATGAGATAATTTGCTGCATCGCAAAGATATTCTGTGTTTCCAGTTTCTTTATATTTTTTAATGCACATATCATGTGATTCAAGTGCATCTACTAATTTCATTCCAAAGTTGTCTGCTGCTGTGCCATATTTGTAAAAGCTGACTTCTACTCGATTCTGGCGTAATTTGTCAAATCTGTCCGAATACTCTTTCGGTAGTTCTATTCCTATTTTACTCATTATGCACTATGCCCTCTTCTCATGGACAATGGACTGGTTGCGTATCTGAGAGAATCTATCCAGTGATCGTTACCATCTGGATAATCTGCGATAACTTCTCCATTGCTATCTACTTCATGTTCATAATTGATAATTTCCTTGTATGCTCTCGGCGTTCTTGCCGGATCAATGACTAATGTTCGGCACTGTAACCACTCAAAAGTATATTTGCGGCTTCCCGGTGTAACAATAGCCCTACGCGCTGGAAGTCCTGCATCTCGGAAGTCAATAATACTTTCTTCTTCATCAACTCCGCAAGATATTGAATAATCATCATATCCTTTTTTCTTTATCTGGTTAGCCATTTCCTTGTTTCTTATCTTGGAGCCTCCAAGCTCGTCTAATAAAAAAACTTTTTCCTGATTAGGAACATAAGCCACACGGATAAATGCTTTCGGATCTGGATACCATCCCCAGTCCTGACCCTGATAGATACTTTGATACTTCTGAATTTCTTCGTCTGGAATCGTTCGGATTTCCAACAGCTCAAAGATATTTGTGCCGAGTCCGACAGGTAATCCAAGGTATTCGTGCTGATAGGCTCTTTGATTTGTTTTTTTGAGATGTTCCGCATCATCAAGGAATTGTTGACCAAGCCATTCAACAGGAACTGATCTGTAATCACTCTTATGCCTGTAACTGTCGTCTCGTGGTTCTTCTACATACACATTCGCCCAGTTGCTCCGGCTAATTGGCGGATTGAATGTCTTAAATACAACAAACTTACTGCCACCTCGAAGGACTGACTGCTGCACTGTACGAATTTCTTCAATGCCCGAAAATTCGTCAAGTTCCTCGAACCAGAGATACTTGAAATATCCCTTGCTTGCTTTAATAGATTTAGTCTTTTTCGCCTTGTCCAGTCCTCTGAATATGATTTTCTGTCCAGTAGGCTTATAAGTGTACTGCATAGGGCTTACACTGGTGTCCCATAGTTCATTGACTCCGAGCGCGTCAATTCCCCATGCTATCTGTTCGTAAACGGATTCTCTAAGTGTGTTTCCAACTTTACGGAAAATAACGGCATTTGACATTATACCGTTCTCTGCGTCCTGCATCATCAGGAAAGGAATCATGACACCCACAAAAGATGATTTAGTAGATCCACGCCCACCATACAAATCATAATAGGTGTGTTTTCCGTCCAAAATGTCCCAGAACACATTGTAAAAGGCAGGAGCTATAATTTCATTCAGATTAATCGGATTCTCATTCATTCTATTTCTCCGGCCTTGGAATATTATTTACAATCGTAATCTTTCCATCTCCGGAATCATCATTTTTCTTGTCAGCATCCCATCCCTTAAAATTATTTCTCAAGCTGAACTGAGCGCCATTTGAACCGTCACGATCAAATAGCCTTTCCTCTGCGTACTGTTCCACTCTGGCTTTCGCGCGCGTAATCGTGTCAACAAACTCTGGTTTTGCTTGATAGTTTAAAAGAGCCTGTCTGCTTGTAAATCCAAGGGCCAGAGCAAGTCCTGTAACGGTCGGAGGGTGAACGTCTACGAAAACTGGTGAACCAAATTTATTAAACATTTGTTTGCCTTTGCTATCAGTCAAAGGATGTCCTTTACAATCTTCAAAATATTTTTCAATTTTTTTTTCAATTTCATCTACTGTTTTATACATGGGCGGTTTCCCCATTGGCATTCCCACGTTCTCACCTCCAGACATAAAATCCCCTAGCATAGCTATAGTTATATACACTATAATACCACACTAGGGGTTATGTACCTCTACACCACTTTTAGTTTTTATCAATTTTATAATCTTCCGGTCAATTTTGCCAAGTGATAATATTCTGCCATGATCCTGCGCTTGTATCCATAGAAATCATTTTCGGATACCGGTATATCTCTGAATCGCTCCATTGTGCGGTATCCTATGCAGTTCACTATGCTGTCATAGATTTGTGATTCTATGCCTGGCGCATATTTGATTGACACTTGCAGAAGATTGTACTTATCATTTTCGTCAAGGTGTCTGAAATGACTTTGAAGCACCGGTATATCGTCCGGTGGCACTCCATAGTCGGTTAGTGTAGCTTTTCTAAGATTCATTTAATCATCTCCTCCAATTTCTTCTCTATCGGATTAAAAATATTTTTATCCTCGTTTTGTTTTATACTTTGCGTATTTTGATTCTCCAATACAGCCTTTGTATAATTTTCGCAAAGCAGAGCCAAGACCATTCTCCATGTCTTCGTCCACTTGTTCTGCTGTATCAGAAGCATTGCCTAAAATATCAGTTGCTTCAAACACATAGTCTCTTACCATGCTTAATTCTCTATCCGTAAAATAAATGTTTCTTCCCATTTTGCGCCTCCTTAAAATTAAATTTCATTTTTGAGTTTCTCCAACTTCTTCTCGGCTTCTTCACGGGTGAGGAATACCAAAACATTTAACTCTCCAAGCCATTCATCCTCGTTCGCCCATAAAAACCATCTGCCGTCTTTTCCGTATTCAAGTCCGCTTACCACGTTTTCCCGAATATCCATGCCGCATATGTCCCATACAGTTGTGCCAATAGGACACGGCAATCTCACAAGCAAGCCCTGTTCTTCTAACTCTTTGTAAGACTTTAATTCTTCCAACCATTTAGCAACTTGTCCGTATTTATCTGCACAATCATTACTACTGATAAAACTGTTAGGAATAATGATGGTATTTTTCTCTTTGTTTATTCTGTTCTTTCTCGCTACTTCTTTGATGTATTTAATAGCATTGTCAAGTGTTAATCTCTCCATCTACTTCACCTCTTTCAACTTCTCGACTGCCAGCTTCAATGATTCTAAAAATTCATCATTTAATGCTGTGTGATCTGGATTCTCGATAAATTTCTCAATCGTGCTAATTGCTTTCTCTTCGGGTGAAGGGGCTGTAAGTCTTATTGATTTTGCAATTTCAAGAACTTCATCTATATTATCTTTCCAATCACATATATCACACAAATGCTTCTTGCACCTAGTATTGCTTTCACTCAATACGCATTCTGAACAGTTACATCCTCTACAATTGCGTATATCTGCAATACGATTAACAAACTCTCTTGCCGTCATTTCTTTTGTCCCGAGGAGTTCTGAAGCTTCGTAGAAAGCATCACACTCTACTCCGATACGTACGCTGTGCACCACATCTTTGTTATTACAAAATTTTAAAATATCTGGAAAATGTTGTCCTGGCAATGGTTTACAATTGCCTTTCGAATACCAATGAAATCCCTGTTTCTCAGCTTCTTTGAGAAGCATTTCATTTTCTTCTTCTGTCTTAACCAAGATACATGTATTTCTTAAATCAACCATCTACTTCACCTCTTCCATCTGACTTTCTACGGTATCTGCAAGTAACTTCAAGGACTCAATAAATGAGTCCGTCAATGCTGTTCTGTCTGGGTATTTAGCGAACGTTCTGACAAGTTTTACTGCATCCTTGATTTTTTCTTCATCTTCGACGATTTCAGATGCTTCATACAATGTCCTTTCATTGTCTCTGTAAGTAACCATCTTACTGCTGTAAAAATTCAATATGTTTGGAAATGGAATTTCGATAGGGTTTAAATGTTTTTCTTTCCCCCATGCGAATCCCTGAAGCTTTGCCATTTTCAGAACACTCAAATATTCTTCCTGCGTTTTTACAAACACGCTTTTTCCTGTTAAATTAATCATCTGCGTTTCCTCCTGTAATCTCATCAATACACTGGTTCCAGCCCTCCGCAAAGCCAGCATCAGATGTATTGGCCGGATAATCTCCATTGTCTTTCTCTGGCAAATCCATAAGCGGACACCACTCTGGTCTTGATTCACTTTCGTAATCATAATGCTCTTCTGTTATGAGTCTCATGTCACTATCTAAGCATTCAGCTAACTCACAGCATCCCTCATATTCAGAATCGCCGCAGTATTCAGTTCCAAATGGACAATCATAGCAATTCTCCGGCGTATCAACCACTAATACTGATTTACTCATGATTCCTCCTGTAATAATTCTGGATTGTTGAAAATATTCCCAACTACTTCATAATGTTCCAGATCGAATTTATTAAGATACTGTCTGTCTATACTACCAGTTTCGTGCCCTACCCATCCGGCAACGTTCCATTCAACGGTCTCATATGTTACATCTTCCGGATAAGATTCGTCCAAGTGCGCCATCAAAATGTCATTCTCCCAAATCTTCTTCCCGTTCTTGTCGCAAAGTCCCGTGAACTGGCAGAGGGTTTCTGGATCAACTTCAAACCACCTAATTAAGGGAGTACGAAAAACCTCAAATATATCACTGTAAATGAATATATTAATGCCAATAAATATCTTGCCATTACATTCCGTATAATATCCCTCAACCCATTTTCCATTATCAATCCGCTTTGCCTTGAAAAGAATTTCTCTCATATAGTGTTGTCCTCCTGTGCCTTAGAAAGTGGTTCAAATCTTCTTTTCTGTTTGACATTTGGATATTTCTCTCTGTCCACATCACTCGTAAACATAGTCAATGGTCTGCACCATGTTACAAGTGGGTCTGCAAAGCACTTGTAGATCACCATAATTTCATCAGATTCTGTATGTACTGCGATATCGGTGACAACATAGACTCTTCCTTTGAAGTGTTTATATCTTCTTCCAACCATGCTGTCTTTTAGCTTTTCTAATGTTTCAATTGATACGTTACTCATTTAACTCCACCACCTTTTACAATTTCGATTGCTAAAGCTATCGTCTGTTCTTTTTCAATGTATTTCAGCCTTTGCGTGCTGTCATTAGTTCCCAAACATAGTTTAAATGCTCTCTTCTTTTCTTCTTCTAACCGCTCCACAACCTTATCTACATCAAAAACTGTCGGCTGTTCGTCAATAACTGCACCTATTGCAAAATCCATATCCGAATTTCCAAGAGAGTCAATTATTTTGTCTGCATCAATTAAACGCATTTATTCATCCTCCCACATTCCCAACAACCGCATCCTCTCATACAGTACAGCGACGGTCTTGCGTCTGTATCCGTAAAAGTCCTTCGGATTCATCGGGATATATCTTTCTCTGCTGATTTTCCTGTAACTTTTCCGGTGCAGGATATTTTCAATAACCATATCCGCTATCACCGTGTTTTTCGGGCAAGCTGACAAGGCGGCACTAGAAAGCAGGTATCCGTACTCTGCCGGGAAGTCTTTCAGCATCGTATTCAGTTTTTCTATGTCTTCTGCCGGAATACCGTAGTCTTTCAGCTTTTTATTCCTTGTCAGCATACCGTTCTCCTTTCTAATCGTCTGGGTGGTGCTTATCGTACATGATCGCTACACATACAAGGCCAGCCACTCCGACTATGATTCCAAGGGCGAATCCTAATAAGAATGTAATCATGTCTCTTCCTCCTTTTCGAAAATTGGTACTTCCATCTTTAGTCCTCCTCAAAATAAAATCTCACTGGCTCATCAGAATATTTTATGATTCCAAATCTGACCCCGACTTGAAATGGAACGCTATCTCTCTTTAATCTTTTAGGAATCTGATATACGTATTCTCTGAACTGCTCTAAATCAAGAGCGGCTTTGTAATGATTACAGCTTCTACATGCTGGAAGCATATTCGAAATGTCATCGTTCCCTCCTACTCTTAGTGGTTTTACATGGTCTACTTGCATATCTTTATAGTCAAGTACACATCCGCAATATGCACAATGTCCATTGCATTTCTTATACGCTTGCTCTCTCGTAGATTTTGAAATTCTTTTCCTTTTCATCTCATTTGTCATGCTTTCACCTCACTATCCTCTGGCATCTGAAAGACCACTGATTCTCTTATTAATTCCGTATAATCTTTTAGCACTTTAATTCCAGCAGCTACGCTTTCAGGAGTATCATAACTTCCCGTGTACGTCGCACCAGCTAATCCTGTACTGATGATTTTTGATGCTTCGAATTTCATATAGGCTTCCTGAATCATATCCAGTACTTTCATGGCTTTTGCTTTGGTGGAATATTCTCCGAGCAAGCAGCACCAACTCATATCTCTTCTTGCACTTATTACTCCACCCGAAACTTCGATATCGAATAAAAGTTCAAGTGTAGCTAAAACTTCCTTATTCTGACTTCTGATTAACATTTTGCGTCCTCCTCGTTGTTCGCTCTTTTATTCCATGCTTCTATTGCATATTCGGGATTGTTATAATGTCCTGTACCGCAAAGACAGTTACCGCATCTTACAAGATACTGAGCATTACCTAAATATCCCATTTCATCATCGGTAAAAATTTGCGCCTCTTCTCCACAAAACGGACAAGGTTTTAATTTCTCCATTTTCATCCTCACTTTCCCCATGTAAGCAACTGACACGCTATTGTGCAGTCCTCCATGATTTCTGTATTATTTATGTATCAATTCACCATTCTAATTTTGATACAACCTCGGTTTGCCGAGGATTCGTTATCACTTTCTGTATCTGTCTAAAATTTTCATTATCTTTTCTACATAATCAGCCATCTCAAGAATATCTTCGTCGTCCATCCGTTTCAGTCCATATTTGTTTTCAAACTGATTAAGTTCAAACTCCATATCTTTTACCAGAACAAACTTCTCCGCAAGTTCATTTTCTTTTCTGGCATTTTCATCGTATTCGTAAAACTTTTCGCCTTTTCCATGTTCTTCATATATATCTGTTTCGATCTTGGTTCTTTTTGGAGTGATTCTTGTAATCTTAACCGGAATAATTTTTCTATGTCGGAACGTCGATAACCACCCGCAATTCACCGTTCTGGCAATTCCAACGGTATCTCCTACCTTTAAATCGTCTTTGCTGATTTCTTTTAACTTAATTTTCATTTTTTTGTCCTCATAAGCTTAATGTTAACTGATTCCTGTCATAGCTGTATTTCTTTGTTACAGCTTTTCTTCCGCCGTACAAAACCCGTTCTACCCTTTTAGGAAATTTCTTTAGGTCTGCCATGTACCAGTTATTTACTTCCGGTGGCGTTGGGGAAAAGTATTCATCTGGATAATTAATTCCAGTCTGATCACACATCTCACGGATTTTGTCTTTTGCGTATATGATGTGGTTTCGACATAGGTTCATATTGCATCCGTCTGACCAGAACGGATCATTACAACCATGAGCATTTATATCTTCCCAACGCCTGATATAATCAATAATACTTTTGCATTCATTCTGTATAGCAGATTCTATAGACTTTTTATCCATGAAACTCTACCACGATTCCTAGTTCTTCCTTGATAGCCTGCACATAATCAATCCATTCAGCCAAGCCCTGGTCGATATAGTCCGAAGCTTTGTCCATGCCTGCCATGAACTTCTGGCATCTTTTCTGACCGAATCCAAATTCATCATGCAGGACAGCTATCGCCATGATCACGCAACATTCAGATACAAGCTGCTTGATCTTCTCAGATGCTTTGTCCAGGTCCTTTCTTGCCAGGGAAGTATGTATTCCTGTTACTCCCCTGAATCTGCATTCCTTTTCGAGAGCTTCAAGACCGCCCTCTCTGGTGATTCGTCTAGCAAGGTCAAGACCATCTTCCCTGCCGCGTTCATATTCACGCATTTTGTTCATTTCTTCACCTTTCCGAACCCGTATCCTGTCGGAGCATAGGCTCTATCAGTGCTGGGGTGTGCTGTTTTAAGCAACCCATCATCAATAAGCTGGTTTAAATGTCTCCAGATGGTGGCTCTGCTTGCATCTACCTTCTCACAAATCTCGCTGACCGATGGTGCGTATCCAACAAGTTTAAAGTAGCTTACTACATACATGTAGATTTCTTTTCTAAGAGCCTGTCCCTGTTCGTATTTGTTCTTAGTGTTGTACATTCTTTCTCACTTCCCTCTGTTTGGAATCTAATAACTTATTAAAAGCAACTAGACAATTCTTGATAAACTGTTTATCATTATCATCAGGACACATTTCCGCATACTCTCCAAGCTCTATCAGACGATCAGTGGCCTGCTTAGAATATTCGTCTGTAAGTTCGGCTGAATAGAAATCTTTTATAGCTTTCCAAAATTCAGTCATAAATTTTTGAATATACGGAATATCCTTTGCTTCTACTTTTATTTTTATCATCTCCTTTGAATATTGTATACAATATACTGTATACGCTCTATTTAATTTTATTTTATAAATATAATATATTTATATTATTTTAATATAAGTAACCTTTGTTAACCGTAAAGTAACCGTACTAATTTGTGTAAACCATTGATTTTACAGGTAGGTAACCGAGTAACCGAGTAACCCTGACTTTCTCATATAGGGAAACTTTTATACTCAATATGTGCATATAAATACTCAAATATATATATACAGAATCAAAGGTTACCTAGGTTACCCGGTTACCTTTTGAACGAATTGTTTGTTAATCAAACACAATATCGTCCGTAATTTCAAAATCATCACTACAATTCACGAATCCTTTTGGAATTTCATCTACAATTTTTAAGAACACACATTTGGTGACAATTCCGTCCAGTTTTTTTGCTTTGGTCGGATAACCTCTGCTGTCGGTTTCCACAAGTCCCTTTTTAACAGCCCATGATAAAAATGCTTTTCTGGAGAATCTTCCGATTTTGCATAAATCATCAAACGCTGCGCTATAGATTATTGCAGTTGACGTTTTTTCTACCGGATCATTGTCGATAATTCCCCACCTTTCTGTTTTTATATCTGGGTTATCATCGAATTTAATTCCGTTCATAGCAATCTTATCAAGTACAAACCAGTAGGCGCGTTCGTTTTCAGATACCATTTCTTTCTCTGCCAGAAGATTCTTAGCCGTCTCAATGTCAATGTACTGGCTATCATGGAACAGCTGATCTGTTGCGATTTTATCTGCTGCCAAGATAATGCTCATTGATATACTCTGCTTCTGCATTTTATCATCATCCTGTATAAGGCTCTGAAAATGCTTCTGCATGGCTTTTATATCATCAACGGGCATTTCCTTAACTGCATTCACAAAATCAATTCCTGCGTACCCGTAGTTCTTTTTAAGGGTATCTGCGGTAAGCTGTGGATCATCAAATATCTTTTCGGAACACTCAACCTCAATAATTCGGTTAATTGCTCCGCTTTGGCTGACATATCCTGCAAGCGGACGCTCACCATTGGTCAGAATGCAGTTCTGCCAGCGATTCTCCCGGTTAACACCAAGCTCCTTGTTGGAACGGCTCTTTCCTTTTCCAGAACACAGGTCGTACACAATTCCCTCGAAATTATCTCGGATTTTAGCCGACACTTTGGAAGTATCGTCCAGGATCAGCGGTAAGTTGTTGAGCATATCGGATTTTGCTTCCAGGGCCACATCGGTTGTTTTAAAATCTCCTATGTATCTGGATTCGCCAGGGTTCGCCCAGACGGATGCTCCTAGCATAAGTGTTACAGTCTTACCACCCTCGGTTTCGCCCCATAAGTCCACAAAGAACGGGAGAGCGCCGACCAGTTTAATTAGAATGCTTGCAAAACTTGCAGCCAACATGATTTTTGGTTCGATTCTTCCGGTAGCGCGAACCCTTTTTACATGCTCATACCATTCTGCTCTGCTGCCACCTACACTGATACTTTCGTATAACTGCCGAAATCTCATATCACCATCAAATACGATATCTTTGTCGTAAGGCAGGAAATAATCTCGAATCCACCCGATTTTACTAGAGGAATATTGGATGTTGATATAATCATCATTGGCATTTTCTACGTCTGACAGATACCGGACCAGATACTTCGCATTTTCCGAAGTGACTGAAATTCCCAACGCTGACAGCCCTACGATTTTAGTCGCGGATGTAATCATTGTCTTTGGAACGATAATTTCAGACCATTTACCGTTTCGCTTATATGCAAGCTTAATCTGCTCTTCTCCAGTCTCCATGTTTTTCATTCGTTCGATTGGAAGAATCGGATGATAACAGGCTATAATATCCGGTGATCCTGGATTTGTATTTGAAATCCTGATTCCCTCATCATCTGCCATCCAGTTGAGACATTTCATTCTGTCATATTCACAATCGGAGAAATTAGTCCACTGGTCCAGCATCGAAACAGCCTTGCTACTTTTTTCTTTTTCAATCATCTGCTTCTGTACTTTCGTATAAGCCTTCAGCAAATCTTCAAATTTTTTCTTTACACCAAGCTCCTTGGCTCTGTCCAGAAGAGTCAGTGTAAGACGTGCCTTGTATATCTCGTCTTCCTGACTAAATATCTCGTCAAACACTTCTTCATCCAGAATAGAATCCTTCGTGAGCTTGTTTATCATTTCCACTTCTAATCACCTTCTTCCAATCCTGTTATGAATCCATGCTTATATAATGCAAGCTGTAATTTGTTCCATGCTTCACACCAGCCATCTGATAATGGCCTTGCTCTGCCAAGAATAGACCTGTAAAAATCAATATTGGACAAACATTCCTGCAATTCTTCATTCTTCTTCCGTTCTGCTTTCTCTCTCATTTCTTTTTGCTTCTGAGCGTGATATATTGCCATTCTGGACGAAAAATCAGGTTTATGGTATGTTCCGCCAAGAATCTGAAAGGCTGTCTTAAAATCGCAATTATCCATATTCTGAACGAAAGTAAAAATATCTCCTGTCGCGCCACATCCGAAGCAATAGTAGCTGTCTTTGTAAATTTTCATTGAAGCAGTACGGTCACCGGAATGGAATGGGCAGCTGATAAAGCCAGCTCTGTTCGGAATCATTCCGTATCTGGCAAGAACATCTCTCATACTGTTCTGCTGTTTAATTGTTTCTTTGTCCATCCGACAGAATCTCCATTATTCGTTTTCCAGTATTTTTCTTGTCACAAAATAGGAACTCAACGCCATATTTTCTCTGCATTGTGCATAGAATTTTGTACAGCGTATCGCCGTGTATAACTTTCTGTTCTTGCTCAATCCAGATACCATTTTTCTTAACCCGCTTCTTCGCCCTGGGATTCTCCCACCAGAGAACATCGTCCAGCTTTTCGATTCCTTTCCCGTGTTCGCATAAGAAGACAAGTTTTATTCCTGCTTCATTTGCCCGGATAATTTCAGATCGGAATCTTTCATGCTGTTGGCATACATTCCCACATAATTCAGAAAGATTTTGCTTTCGGTCAACAACCAGTCGAGGGTTGTCATAATTCATGTAATCCCCGACGTAGAGCTTTGACACGAACCATTTTTCTCCTGCTGCATCAAATGCTTTCTTAATGCCATCAATAACTTTCTGATGTTCTCTGCTATCAATTTGTATCAATTAAATGGCATCTCCTCATCAATTCCATCAGGAATGCTCATAAAGCCGTCCGGGTCGGCTTCTGGATTCGGTGTAGGTGAGGCTGTCTGTGCCTGTGAAGAACCTTTACTTTCGCCGAATTCGATTTCCTCGACAACAATATCTGTTGTATATACCTTCACGCCGTCTTTATTCGTATAGGATCCTGTCTGGATTCTTCCAGATAAATCTGCTTTCATACCTTTTCTGAAATATTTTTCGATAAATTCAGCAGACCTTCCAAATGCAACACAATTAAGAAAGTCCGCTTTCTGATCAGAACCCTCTTTTACAAATCTTCTATTGACTGCAATGGAAAATCTTGCGATTGATGTTCCATCATTTGTATATCTGACTTCTGGATCTCTTGTAAATCGTCCTGTAAGAATAACTTTGTTCATTTTTTTATTCCTTTCCACTATGCTGTTTATCGTACTCAATCAACATTTTGAGACATTTTTGCCCTTTTTCTTTCGTGAGTCCTTTCACATCGTCTACCTTGAAACGAGTTTTAATCTGTTCAAACAAGTTAGAACTCGAATATTTGTCAATGATGTTCTGGATGCTCATTACATTTTCTGAAGTAATCATCTCAACAGGTTCTTTTGATTCTGGCTTTTTAGCTGCTGTTTTCCCACTACTACCTGTATTAGTAGAATCACTGTCTTTGTTGTCATCAATGCAGAACAAACCATTCAGTGCGTACTTTCTTGCATAAGATGACGCTGCGCCTGTAACCTGGGAAGAATCCATGCCTTTTTTTGACTCTTCTTCCCTTGCATAAGCAATTGTTACGATTTCAGAAGAAGAATCCTCTGCATCTTTTAAATGCGTTTCTGCTCTTACATAGATTCTGTCCCCGACCACTTCCATCTGATCAGTGATACATAATACTGTCTTTGTTTCTGCCAGAAGCGGCTTTACTGCTTCAAGAATGTCCTCACAGCTTCTGTATTTATATTTCCCAAATGAGTTATACTGCCCTTTTGGGGCTTTCAGCTTTGACTGGATAACTCCTAATTTTTCATAGATATTCAATTTCAATCCCCCTTGTCATAGACCACGCACTTACTGGCTTCTACAATCAGCAAACTCGCAATGTCTTTCATAGATATAGTTGATTCGTTATAGATTTCAACCAGTGTGTTGTATGCTTCTGGAGTAATCTTCACAACCGGATTTTCCTTTTCACTGATTGCTTTCTTCTTTTTAGCCGGAATACGGATTTCAAACTTTTCCATTGTTACCCTCCTTAGTTGTTTTCTGAGCCGCTAAAAGCCCATTTAAAGCCTGTATATAGTTCGCCAGTGTCCTTGCCTTGTACTGTTCTTCAATTGGGTTATCCGGCACTGTAGCAAGTTGTATATCGATCAATCTCAACACTTCCTGAATGCGTTCATCCATACTTACACCGCCTTAAAGAAACAGTAAAGGTTATCTGATGCATCTCCGAACTTCTCTCCGTCGATATCTTCGGCTTTGTGGTATTCCACATGGTCAAGAGACATATCGCAGTTCTCATAATCCAAAATGTGATCCCCTCTGGACTGAAGCTCTCTGAGCAGTTCGTTGATGCACCCTGCTATTTCCAGACTGGGAAGAAGTTTCATAATTGCTATCTGTTTACTCATTTGGACACTTCCCATCTATCAGAAGTTCCAGTAAGAAAGCTTTGATTACTCTGAGGCTTTCACGACTTTCTTTCTCATAAAATGGGTTAAAAGATACGTTTTGGTACAAATCCCATTTAAATTTGTCTTTGAGAAGGAGAACATCTTCTTCCCTTTTAACCCCTCTTACTCCCAAACCGTAGCCCGAAAAATCAAAGGTGATATTTGCTGCCGGAACTTCATTCACAACTCTTTTACAAAGTTCATAAATTTCATCAATCTCTTTCTCAAACATCTTCTTATCCTCCTTATTTCCTACTGCCAGTCTGCTTTCATCTGGCGCACCGCCCATGCTGCCGAGATGCCAAAAAAGATGTTCAGCCAAATAGGTATATCCACATATTTCCCGGCAAGCATACAAACAGCAATCAGCGCATACTCTTTCATTTCATTTCTCCCATAATCCACGCCAGATTGCTTGCTACCAGTGCGGCGGCTGTTACAATCCATGCCGTGAACCATTTTCTTGCTTTTTTTCTACTTTCTTCGACAATTTCTGTCGCAAGAATGAACTCAAGTTCGTCCCATGTCGGAACATTTTCACATTTATTTGTGCTATTTCTGCTCATATCGTGCTAATTTCTCCTTTTTTGGTATTTACAATTAGCAGATACGAAGTTATAATTAACCTGTACCTACTAAGTGTGGTTTAGTAAGTGCAACGCTCCGGTTGGTGGTGCTTCACCGCCGGGGCACTATCACTTTAATGCTTCTTTTCCTCTCCAGACATATCCTGTTTCTTCCCAGAGCTTTCTTGGAGAGATAACAAATTCTATTCTGCCAGAACCTTTTCTGTCGTGAATCACTTTATTCCCACGATACGCCGTGCCGATAGGCAACCATCCATAAATAATCCCCGCTCTGACAGATGGTATAGGAATGCCTGTCATTTTGCTCACGTCTGATACTGTCAGGCGCTCGTTTGAAAACTCTGGCATCTGTGGGATACCAGATATGATTCTTGCCACTTCTGCGGCAAACTGATGAACCTGTGCATTCTGCTCTATGTAATTATCAACTGCACTCATATAAACCTCTTTTCTAACTGATACTCATTTGAGCGTTACAGTCACGTATCATCATTACTGTATTGGTACATGGATGCCAGTTCTTAACATATTCCATAGCTTCTTCAAATTTCAGCTTAGGGATGTTATTACGGGCATTTACTGCGAAGTAAATCTTTATATCCCTGTTGCATTCAGCAAATACTTTCTTGCCAATTTCCTTGTAAGCATTTGACTCTTTCCCGCCAAGGTGAGCAATTACGACACTTGACACTAAGTCTCTAATAGATTCCTGCTGTGCGTAGTCAATAGTCATGGTATTTTCAAGTCTGTTAAGCCGCTCTTCGTGATCTAAGAATCCTGTCGCAATAACCTGTATCTGTTCAACTGTCGTCAGTGGCTTCTGGTATGAGCCTGTCTTTCTGATTGTCGGAAGAACTTCATTCACAACCCATGATTCGAATTTCTCTGCCGATGGAAGTTTCGATTTCATAATCAATCGGTACAAATCTCCCTCATTTATGTATGACATTGACTGAATGCCACTAGATGTAGGGGTGTCGCGTTTCACGACTCCCTTGCAATGCCTTGATACGGCATCTCTGGGATTGTTATATCCAAGAGCTTTCGCAACATCAGTGCCAACAAAGTACGGTTTACCGTCAATTTCTGCTGTTCGGATGTCCCCGAACTCTTCTGAATTAAAAATCTGTAATTCGTTCATGCTTCTCCTTTCTAATTTGAATTAACTACTTCTTTCTTATCTGATTTTTTCTCCAGATTATTCTCGGAAAAGCTTTCCGTCTTACCGAGAATATATCCTTTGTCAAATTCTGACATATTAGGAATCGCTTCTTTCAGCTTTTCAACGATTCTTTTTTCTTTTTCTGACATATACGCACCTCTTTTCTTGTGATATACTCTCCTGTAAAGGAGGTGTTCATTTGATAACAAGATATCAATATAAAATATTGAAAAAAGCTTTAAGAAATTGTGGATTTACTCCTAGTAATCAGCGTGAAGTAGATGCTTGCAAATACCTTTTCAACAAAAAATGCTTTATGCGCTCAAGATCGCAAGATCACGCATATGAAATCACACAAGCGGGTGAAGTCGCCATGAAAGCATATTTTCAAGATATATCCAGATTTTGGATAACAACTGTTCTGTCCATCATTGCGCTGATTACCAGTCTTTTCTCAATTTCTATACAAGCAGAGCCACTATTGCAATTATTAGAGAAACTATTGCAATAACTCCCAATACATGTGTATCGGTAGACAATGAATCTACATAATGTGAATACATTTGCAAAGTTTCTTTCACTGTAAATTCAACGTCTACCTGTTCACATGGTTCTTTCTCAAAGATACAGTCCATATCTACTGCCCCGCCAAACGGAATAGGCTCATCTGGAGGAACAATCCTTCTTTCTGGCATCTTTAAATCTCCTTTTTCACCTGTCAGAACTGCTTTCTTGATTTTGTTTGTCTGGTCTTGCAAATCCCAGATACGATTCCACAGGTCAGAAATTGTTTTGTCGATTTCTTTTTTCTTGCGCTTCACTGTTTTTTTCACCTCCTTTGTTGTACTTTGTACACTCTTAATATAATACTATGTACAACTTTTGTCAAGCACTATTTTTGTACATTGTACAATTTTTAATATTTACTTTTTTAATTATGTGGTGTATAATCTTATTTGAAAGGAGGTGTACGAATTGAAAAACAGAATAAAGCAAATAAGAAATTCTAATCCTAATTGGAAGAGTCAAGATTTATTTGCAAGCTTTTTGGGAATACCAAAGGCAAATTTATCCAGTTATGAAACTGGAAGAAGAACTCCTACAGACGCAGTAATTCAATTAATCTGTGAGAAATGTTCTGTAAACGAAGAATGGCTAAGAAATGGAACTGGAGAAATGTTTCAGCCAGAGAACAAAAACGATGAAATTTCTAAGTTGTTCGGAAATGTTCTAAAGTCTAGTGATGATGATTTTAAATACCGTCTCATCAATGCTCTAGCAAAGCTGGATGATTCTGGATGGGATAACTTAGAAAAGCTCCTAGACACGATTTACGAAAAGAAATGAGAAAATAGCCAAGGGCAATGCGCAAACCCTTGGCTTTTCTTTTTAACCGATTAATGTTTTTATGAAAATGTATATTGACCTCAGCCAACATCTGTTTTCTATCTTTTGTATCATTTTAATAATCTCTTTCTTATAATCCATAAATAACCCTCCCTGTCGCAACTACCGCCTACACTACAGTATATGTTCGGCTGTGGGAAATAGAACCGAACATTAGTTCGTTTTTTGCTATTATACCACCTATTCCGACTCTTGGCAACTGCCAATGATACACATGAACTCTCACTATTTTATAGAAAAAAACATTTCTTTTTCATCTAAATCACTCTATTTCGTTCTAAATCTTTACAATATGCTCTTAAAATGATAGAATAAAAATACCACGAATAACCGTACTTTACATAATATTGCAAAATCAGCGGTACAAAATACATAATCCGCATAAAAAGTGCGAAGTGTGGCGAAAACATATCAGGAGGGTGTTTATCATGAATGAAAAGAAAAAATATTGTAAGCACTGCGGAGAACTTATTGACGACGACTGTGTAGTGTGTCCTAAGTGTGGAAAACAAGTAGAGCAATTGACTTCTAATAATAGAGATATCATCATTAACAATTCCGCATCTTCCTCTGCGTCCTCAGCGGCGAGTTCAGGTACACCGTATATAAAGCGGAAAATGCCATGGTATTTAAGTTGGTTTTGGATTTTTATCTTAGGAATCTTCACTGGTGGAATTTATTGGATTGTAGGAATTGTAATGAGAGTAAATTGGAAATCACATAATTAAATAAAAAACCGCCCGGTATTGGCGTACCGGGACGGCGTTTATACATCTCCGAAGAAATGTAATATTCTGGCAAACATATTGTATCATCTTCGGAGCAGTCGAACAAGACAGAAAATTTGTTCGGCTGTTATTTTTATACTCAAAACAACCACTTAAAGAAAAGAGGAATAAAAATGGCGAAGAAAAGAAAGAAATATCCAAAACTGCCGAATAACTTTGGCTCTATCCGGTATCTTGGCAAGAACCGGAGAAATTGTTTTGCGGTACATCCGCCAGCTACACTGGACGCAACAGGGAAAGCAGTTCGACCGCCCGCGATCTGCTACGTAGACGACTGGATTAAAGGATTTACTGTACTGACCGCATACAAAGCCGGCACGTATCAACCCGGGATGGAACGGGATCTTGAGGTATCCCCTACAACCGACATAGATGCTCTTATAAGCCGCTTGATTGCTGACTACAATACAATCAAGGGTGTCGAGGATAAACACCCGGAAATCAAGAAATTGACGTTCTCAGAGGTATATGAGAAGTTTTACGTATGGAAGTTTCCGGAGGGTTCAAAACTTTCTTATAGTTCAAAGATAGCTTACCAGACCGCTTACTCAAATTGCACAGCTTTGTATAACCGTATCTTTGAGGATTTAAAAGCGCCTGATCTGCAAAAGGTAATTGATGACTGCCCGTTAAAGCGTCAGAGTCTTATGGCAATTCTTACACTGTTCAAGCAGATGTATAAATATGCCGTTTACTCAGAAATTGTAACGGAAAACAAGGCGTTATATGTCCATGTCAATGCTGATAATGACACCGAACATGGAACGCCATTTTCTGATCAGGAGATGCAGGTACTGTGGAATAATACCGACGATCCAGAAGTACAGCTCATTCTTATCATGTGTTATTCTGGTTGGCGAATCGGCGAAGTGCTAAAACTTACAACCAACCTAGAAGAGAAGTACTTTCAAGGTGGAATCAAAACAAAAGCCGGTAAAAACAGAATTGTTCCGATACATTCTGCTATATACCGTTTTGTCGAACAGAAAGTACTGACACAAGATGGTAAACTATGCGTATATACTCAGCAACACCACAGAAAAGCATTATTCTATCCTACACTGGAACGATTAAAAATAGTCGGCGATCCGAAACACACACCACACGACTGTCGACACACCTTTTCCGCACTGTGTGAAAAATATGGCGTCCGTGAGAATGACCGAAAACGAATGCTCGGCCACTCCTTTGGCGGAGATGTTACAAATGCTGTGTACGGCCACAGGACGCTGGAAGAACTTCGGACAGAAATAGAAAAGATAAAAGTTCCATTTGTGACTAACTGTGACTAACGGAACCCATTTTAATCTTTCTAAAACAACCGAAATATCATTATCGAAATGCCGGAAACCCTATCAAAATCAACGTTTTCAGCGATTTTACAAGGATTTCCCACATTTCATTTTCATTATTCTAATTGTATTCAATTAGGGCATTAAATTAGAACTATGCAAATGTCAGAAAGTCCTTTAAATACAGTACTTTAGAGGATATTTAATTAGGAAATGTTTTTTCTTATTTGTGACTAACGTGTGTCCAACGAACTAATAGGATTTACAAAACGAAATGATACAATATGTTATAAGAAACATGATTCCCGGGGTGCTATCCCCGGGAGTTTTTATTTATGAATTATGAAATTCTGGTAAATACGCCCTTCGGGACAAACTCAAATACAAACCCATCATCATTCGGGTACGGGATTCTGACGAAGTACCATTTCAGCCCGGAACCGTCAGTTTCTGTGTACTTCATTACCTCTACAACTGCACCTTTTTTCAGCTTCGGAAACAGTTTAGATGGGCTATTTTTGTTTGATTTTGTATAACATTTTGTGTCTTTTTTAATCTGCGCAATGTAGGCTCTTGTGTTCTGCTTTTTGACTACATCCGAGTCTGAATCTGACGTTGTATTTTTAACTAAACTGTAATTTGGAGTGCAGAATTTTGTTCCCGGGAGGTTGCTGTTGTAGTAGCTTTTCTGGCATACTCCACCGCCATTTGCGATAATTGTAGAGCCACCAGAAGTATTCCCTTCGACTGTCCAGAACCGATCTCCTGACACCTTTATTACGATTCCAGTGTGCGCGAACACTCCGTTTCTGTAGAAAATGACAATATCCCCAACTTTCGGATTACTGTTCAAAGTAAACAAATCTGCCATTGTCGGGCAGTAAACGTATGGCCAGTGTTTCAAAAGTTTCTTTGCTGTGTCTAATCCGAATGTTTTCATTATGCACCATGAAACGAATGCAGCGCACCATGGCTGTCCTTGATAATCCGGCTTAATATCTCGCCAGTATTTTGTATAATTATTTTCTCCGGCATTTGCTGTCTTGCTATCAAGCTGACTATTGCTTGCTTTCTCTAAATAACCAACTTCATTCTTTGCGATCTGGATTAATTTGTCAATTGCGTTCATGCTCTTGTCCTCACTTTCTGGAAAATATGTTTTTAATGCGTTATAAACAAATCTCTGCCTGTCCTTATATGCCCCGACTTGGTTCCCTGTGTCCGTCTGGCAGGCTGCATAGAGATTATCGAGTGTATATGGTTTCTGGGTCTTTGCCAAAATCCTTGTTACTGCTCCCTGTCCACCTTGGTGTCTAAAGTTCACGCACATAGCTTGCCCTCTAGCGTCCGTGACGCCCATTTTAAGGGCTTCATCTGCATAGGCGGCTAATTGTTCATCCATAAGGCTATCTTGGCATTTAACGCCGATTTTGGACGAAATAAGGGCAATTATGGCATCAGCAAGCTGTGACACTCTGGAAATATTAAAGCATTCCCAGTTTGCGGTCTGAACTTGTTCCAGAAGTCTGACATTATCTATCTTCTCCCACTGTTCCGGGTCAGCATCGTAAATTCGTTCCAGAAGTGTTTGTGCTTCGGTTGCGTACCACTGTCCTGCCCCGATTGTAATTGCGTGTTCTTCAGAAGAATTGGTGTAGGCTTCTGTGAAGTCCGAATAATCCTGCTGTTCATAGACCTGCCCGCCGGTTTCGACCGCATAAATAATCTTTCTCAGGACGTTCTTTTGTTCAGTTGTCATGTTACCCGCTCCTTTCGCAAAGATTCTTTCCTAATTCTGATTATAGCATTTAGCGTTAAGGCATCTCTGTACCAATTTAAAAATCCGACAGGTGATTGCCTGCCGGATAAGGTTAAATGGTGCCCCGTAAAAGGGTATTTTTTATTCTATTTTAGACATTTTTCGTTTGACAAAGATTAACTAAAGCCTTCTTTAGTTAATTAGTTTCCGCTTTCGGTTCTTCTTCCTTATTAATCTCCATCAACTCATTGTACTGTTCCTCTGTAATCCTGCCCGTTGCGAAGAAAATATCAATCTTATTTTTCAAATCATCTGTAAGTCCATTTCTTTCTTTAAGTTTCAATAATGTTCTGTATAACATAATCATACCTCCAATTCTGTTAATACTACCGCATATTCGCTATTGACATAGGCTTCTGCGCTCTGTATGTCCATGTCGTAGATGTAGTCACGGTTATCGTTAAGTTGCTTTTTGACATAATTCCACCCATTTGCCATGCTTATTGGATAGTTGAATACTGTATATCCGTCCAACTGTTCTGAATTGACGCTGATGTTTGTAGTCGGATAATATGTTGCAAGTGCTTTGAATGCGGTGATTTCTTCCTTAGCGAGGTCAATTTCGGTTGGCGTGGACAATGCATATAAAATAAAGATATGCTTATTCGCTAAAAATTCTTTAAATGTTTCAAGCGTTGATATGCCTCTAGCGGTGTTAATACGAATAAATAATGAATTATTATTATTTATCATAAATCCTTCTGTATTTGTATCGCCGATAAAAGTTTTTTGTAATTGGAATGTATCACACATGGCTATACCGCCAATATACCTTGTGACTATAATTTGAAAATTAGCAATACCATTATTGTTAATTGATTGTAAACTCCAATTCTCAGTACCATCATATTCTATTAGCTCAGTCATCCTCACTAGCTTCCCACGTTCCACATCCACATAATCCGCAACATACTGCTGACCGTCGATTGTGACGTTGCCACCTGATTGTACGGGAATAGCATTGAGTGTGTATGGGAGGGTGACAGTCTTAAATTGTGTTCCATCTTCATTTGTTATCTTCACCGTCGGATTCACCACGCTCTTAATCTCAACTGGATTCTCTGGCGTTGGTGTTCCATCCTGTGATGATTTGCCATATATCATCATATCTTGAATTTTTCCATTATCAGAATCGGCAAGATGAGTTTCGCCCTGTGAACTGGCGTAGAATTTGGTGATTTTGGTGGATATATCTTCCTTTAATGAATTAATCTTTTCGTCATTGCCTTTAAATTGTTCGCGTACAGCTTCGCCTGCACTAGAATAAGTAACTCCATTCGCACCAACTCGAATATCAACAAGTTCAGCGTCTGCCGTGGTTGAACCATCAGGTAAATTTGATATATTATCAACCCTCTGTTTTAACTGTTTCCCATTGCTGTCAACCTCATTGATAGCCCCCAAAACAGTTTTGTCAGTAGTGTTTAAATTATCAAATCTTCTGCCCATTATTTTATTTTCAATAAAACCCAACAGCGCCGACAAACTAAGACGTTTGTTTGCTTTGCCTGCGACATCAAGAACCATCAACTCATCTTTGTCCGCAGGATCTGTTTTTGTAGTATAATCTGTCCACTTTGGCATAACTGCTTCCTCCTTATACTAAATATTTGTCTCGGATATATTTCTTGATGCAATCAAGATGAGCCTGTACATCGTCATTCATCACAAGGAAATTGCCTTTATTATTCTGACTGACAACTTCTCCTGTTTCCTCGTTTACTTCAGAATAGGTGTAAGCGATACGACTTCCCTCTCCTGTGCTAAGATTCATAAAACTTGTAAGAATTTTCTTCATTATATTTTCCCCATTTCGTCAATAATGTTTTCCCTGTCATTAAAAAGTTCCTTTTCATAATCTGGTTCTGATACTTCAAGGCTTTCGCTGTAGTCCGGCTCCGGTATATCTGTGTCTATTGCCCTATCATAAGCCGTCTCGCTCGCATCAGCAAACCGCATGTACTCATAGTCAGCTTGCCGCGCTTTGATTTCGAATGCAAATTTAAGCCCCGGAGTGCCTTTAACAATAAAATACGTCTGTTCCTTTTTATCTACCCAACAATCTCCATCTCCTTCCTTTTGTAAGAATACATAATATTCAATCCCTACATTGGTAGATTCTTGAAAAATGTCGTCTATGTCTATCAGACATGTGCCATCTTCTGATATGGATGCTTCTCCGATGTCTCCAAACATGGGGGATGCCATTTCGTAACAATAAAATGCCTGTGTGCCATAGTCCTTTGTCGAGAGAATCCTTTTCTTTGTTCCACGCACACTCAAATCCGCAAGGTCAGTGCCCGTTCCGACGCTATAGAAATGCCCACTGGCTTCTACGTGTGTGCCCGCTTTAACTTTTTTTGATGCTGAAACGCTGTCCGCCGAAACACTGGTATTAACCGAGACTGAGCTTGCGTGTACGGTTCCTGTATAAAGATTGATTCCTCTAATTCGCGTTCCATACAATGTGCCGTACCCTGGCACATATACTCCTGTATTCGTCTCTGAATAGATTTCCCCAGCTGAAGCGTCTAGCGTTACTTCTCCATACGTGCCATTTGCTGAAAGCTTTTTATATCCAACTCCCCATCCAGCCAGATACCCGGTGTCAATATACGAGGCATTCAGATACACCTTGTTGTTATAAAGATATAGCCCCTGTGTTTCCCCGTTGTTGGTCAATTTATTAAAAATCTCCAACTGAGTCATGTCACTGGCATCTTTTCCGTCCTGTCCGTCTTTACCTTTTTCTCCATATACGCCAATCACGTGAGGAAGTGTTGTTGTCTTAGACCCGTTTGTAAAGAAAGTCTCCTCATAATTCCACAGGTACCTATTGTCCTGTGTTGGGATCTGCACAGTTTCTGTCCATCCAGAACTACTTGTTGATACGCCAGATGAACTGGACGTAGCGAGATAATGCTGTACAATCTTCGAGATTCCATTTCCGGTATCACCTTGCTTTTGCTTCACAACTACAAATTCTTTCTTTGCGGTCATCCCATTGTAAGTTGCAGTTGCTGTGATTGTGCCACTGTCCACGGACAGTCCAGAGACCGTGTACGTTGCCCCTGATGCTGAACCACTTATTCCGTTTTCCACAGAGAATGAAATGTTTGACTGCGCGGTTACGTCATCAGCGCCATATAACACAGTTACTGTAGTCCTGCATGTGGGGAATGTGGTATATTTGCCAGATGAATCTGTCGGGATTCCCTGAAATTCATTTGATAACAGTACACTCAACGTTGCATATTTTGTCGCGATTTCTGTTGCAGTATTGGACGCGGTATCTTTTGCTATTTCAGAGACAGCTTTTCCTTTTAATGAGAACTCTGTCGCAGCGATGTGCACCTTTCCACTATCATCAATATGGAGAGTGATTTGGTTATCACTGTCAATAACCTTAATTCCTTTCGCATTGATAAATTTGCCTGCCAAAACGCCTGCAAGGATGTAATTTGCATTGATATACAGTTTCTTGTCCTGTATATAAATTCCCTGGTCTTCACCGCCGTTCGTCAGCTTATTAAATACTTCATCCTGTCCAAGGCTTGTATCATACTCTTTTACCGCATTGTCAATGTCGGTTTTATCGGCATATTTGAAATCAATCCAGTCAGTGTCAGTAAATGCACCATCCGACCGGCTTCTAACCGCTGTTTTGATAGAAGCTTCGCCGTCTGCTTTTGATGTGACCCAGAAATCTCCCATGTTGTATGGTGGCTTAGGCTGTTCAAAATAAACTGCCGCTTTTCCATCAATCTTATCAAACAGATAATCTGGGGCTTTCTGTTCAACCCATTCATTTCCGTCCCACCGCCAGCGCGTGTTAGCGTTATTGGCGGTATTCTGCCAAAGGTCTCCTTTGTGGATATATTTACCTTTTTCCCAAACAATTAAAATCTCATTTCCGCCTACGTCCAGAATGGAATTGCCATCAACATCTGTCCACGGAATCTCTTCTGTTTCTGTCCATTCAAGCGCCGGGTCTGTATCCTGGCTCCAGGTCTGAATCTTGCCATCAAGTTGCTCTTGGAGGCTTTCAATCGTATCAGCAAAAACGCCCTTGATAAAGGCTGTAACTGCTGAATCATCTGTATACTTAGATGCTCTCACCCAGTCATCGGCGTCATAGCTTGCGCCCTCTGCCTTTGCCTTTTGACACTTAAGAATGTCCCCTGCCTTTCCCTGAACCCATAAATCGTCAATATCGTAAGGTGGCACCGGCTCTACTCCGAATATTCTCTTCTTTGCGTTTGCTGTGTTTTGTGCCTGCGCCGCATCAGCCAGAGCTTTGACCACCGCAGTATCTTTTACATAATCCCACCTGTATTCACCGTTAATCTTTGCATATCTGTAAGCCTGTCCACCATATTCTTCGTTGTTTACGATGTAAAACAGGTCACCTAAGTGCTTTTCTTTAGTTGTATCATCTGTCCAAGTGGACGCCGGTTCATTATTACCATCAGGAACATAGTCTCCAAAAAACGCTTCTATCTGTCCGTCAATCTGCTCCTGAAGAACCTTAATCTGTGGAGAATATACTTCTGTAATAAATTTCTCAACCTCGGCATTTGCGACATTTTCAGGCGTTTTTCCTTTAATTGTGAGCTCTGTAGCATTAAGATTGACAGCTCCTGTCTCTGCGTCAATGCGGAACGTAATGTTGCCGTCATTGTCTTTTGCTGTGAATCCCCTGGTATTGATCCAATCCGACTGTATACCGATAGCATACAGAATGTTCAGCACTGCATCGCCGTTGCTGTCAAATCCTGCTTTCCAGGTGTTTCCACCATCAACTGAAAGGAAGAATCCATTTACACCTGTTTTATAAATTACTTTTGAATCTTTCAATGATGGTTTATCATGACGATATGATATTGAAGACCCGTCCGGCTGAATTTCCTCAGTAAAATAAAATCCAAGTGTGTTTGCAGCTAATTCGTTCATCTGCTTTAATTTTGCATCGTAAGCGGTGATTTTCTTTTCGGAATCTTTTTTTGCATTGTCAACCTCGACCTGCATGCTGTCTGGATAGTCAGCATCGATGTCTTCCATGCTCTTTGCATTACAAGAGAAGCTTGTACTTCCAGAGAATGCGAAGTCTACATCTGTCAGATATGAATAGTAAATATTGCCTTTAATGTCGGAAAATGTAATTCTATCTCCAAATGTGGCGTATCCGACTGCTATGCTGTCACAAGAGAATGGTCTTAATCTCATACCGACCAGTTCTTTTCCAATCAAATCTACACCGACTTGCTCATTTCCTGTCAGAAGCTTGTTGTCAATCGTGATGACGTACCCGTCCGTGCCGTACTTATATTCTGTTTCATTATTCACATATTTGACCCCGGTGACAACTACATCATCAACATCATAAGTAAGGTTATTGATAAAATTGGGCTTAAATCCTTTTCGCTCGAGAATTGTCTCAATCTCGTTGCTATCAATGTCAAGAATAGTGTTTCCGTTAATGTCATACCATGGAATTGTTTCTAAGGTTATGGTATCAACACCATCGTCAAAAGTGATAATTCGTAAATTATCGTTCTCGTCAATGCGAGCGTTACCGCCTGCCAAAGCTGCAACCATACCGATTACTGCTCTAAAAGTGGTGTTCTCCGGTTTCTTCTGCACCTGATAGTCTGCGTTTTTAAATGTTGCGTCACCTAACACAATCCCGGTCTGCTGACAGGCATCTTCTAAAACCTCTCTGACAGAGCATGGGAAAACAAGGTTTGTATTGTATCCTGTCTCTGCCTTACTCATATAGTCCAGCAAAGTGAGATTAATCTCATCGGACGTGGCGGGTTTTTTTGATACGATGAATGTGCCGCGGCGAATAGTCTCCAATCTATCAGACAGCTGCAAATTTAAAAATAGAGTGAACTGTGCTCCGGCAAAGTTGTAGTCAGAGAACCTATCATCATCATTGACCAGTGCCAATGTTGCTGTTTTTTCAATGGCTACGCCTACCGGGAAATCCCCGGAATCAGAAGAATCTACAATGCCGTTTCCGTCAAGGTAGAAATCTTCTTTTTCCAGGTTTAAAATTGTCCCATCACGCAGCACAGCATTCGCCGTAACATAATAGTTACTATTTAAGAGAGATTCTGTTTTTAACTGATTTGTAACATTAATCATACCGGTCGAATGCTCCTTACATTAATAGTTAATCCTGTCCATCGTTCCTCATTATCCTTGAGTGTTTGTGCTGCCATGTTGAAATTAGATGCATAGAACGTCTTGTCAATCCATTCGCCGGGGGTTCGAGGATCTTTGTGATGAAATGTGAACTGACTTTTGTTAATCATAGAGTTAAGAATCGTTGCAATCTCTCCCCATTTAAGTTCGCCCCATTCCATGTCATATCCGGCAATGGTTCCCATTGGTGTGTTGTGCATAACTAAATCCTGACTCCTTTTGGAACTTTCCGTTGATGTAGTTGCGAACACTGGCTTGTATGTGTCAGGGGCCTTTATAATGACCCCATCAATCTTAAACTGTTCCTGTGCCATTTACACACCTCCTAACAAGAATGGATTCTGACCGCCGTTTCTGCGTCTCCTCAGCTCCGCTTCGTCAATGATTATGTCTAACAGCTTTCTGCCAGATGCATTTACTGTTACGTTATAAGTATTTCCACTATTATTGCCTTTTCCAGATTCTTCCCGGACGATCTGTCGCAGTAAGCTTTCCGGCGCTTCCAGGTTATTGCCTTTTTTCTGATCACCTAGTACTGCGAGGAATTCTGACCTTGGTGGAATAACTGCACCACTGGCCAGATACGGGATAGTTCCGATACGCGGAAATGTTGCATGAAATCCGATAGTCTTTGAGCCAAACGGTGTTGGAACAGTCCAGGGTCCAAAGGAAAATGCAGATTCAATTCCGCCAATTGCATTATTAATCATCCCAACTGCATTATTAACAATGCTGATTGCCTGATTAATCGGCCTTTTAATAAAGTCCACGATACCTTCAAATGCTGATTTGACCGCATCCCTGGCAGCATTAAACTTATCAGTAATAGCAGTTTTTATTGCTTCAACTTTGTTAGACACAAAAGTAGTAACGCTTTCCCATGTTCGGGATGTCTTGTCTTTTATTTTGTCCCATACGCCCGTAACCTTAGTTTTGATTGCGTCAAACACTGTCTTTGCTGTGGTTTTGAGAGCACTCCATAAACCAGAAAGAGTCTTTTTAATCGCATTCCAAACCGTTGATGTTACTGCTTTAATCGCGTTCCAAGTAACATTGATAATGCTCTTAATTATACTTAACGCACCTTTTGTTGCAGTTTTAATTACGTCCCATGCACCAGTTATAATATCCTTGATAAGACTCCATACCCCATTCGCAATCTCTTTTATTCCCTGCCAAGCCAGTTCCCAGTCTCCTGTGAAAACGCCGACAAGAAAATCAATGATTCCGCTCAGAGTGTCTGCTACGTCACCAATAATTTTAATTAATGATTTTATGACTTTGATTGCCACAGTGCCTACAACGTCAATTATCTTTGCCACAACCGGAAGCAAATTTGCGATTATCCAGTTGATTAAAGGTACTAATACCGATTCCCACAGAAGTTTCAGAGAATCAATGAGTTTTCCAAGGAATGTTTCTACCTTTAAAATCGCGTCCCCTAATGGTCCCTCTAACAGCCCTTTAATTTGTTCTGCCAGTCCTTGTAGCACCGGAAGAATGTATGTGTTATATCCAGTTATTAGAGTTTCAAGTATACTTGATAGTCCGTCTGCTATAGAATCAAAGAACGGTTTTACATGTTCATCGTATAACCTCGATATTGCGTCACTAAGGTTTTGAACAACTGTTAAGACCCCGCTTGTTACGGTTTCTATTACTCCGAGGCTACCCTCGATTGCTGACTTCAAAATGTCCTTGTTGTCGATAAAAGGCTGTGCAATCATGTTCAGGATATCTCTGCCAAGTTTTGCAGCCGTTTCTGTAAGAACCATTCCGATTTCAGCAAAGATTCCTATTAAATCTGCTGTAATCTGCTGTGCAGTTTCTCCACCAAAAACTGAGAAAACATCTGCGAAAGCAACTGCAAGATTTCCTGCGATTTGTGAAATTTCAGCACCGATGTTGAACATATCTATCAGATAGTTCTTTATTCTTTGCGTGTTCTGCTTCAAAAACTTCTCGATTCCGCCTATAATGTTTTGCGCAATTGTCAATCCGATCCTGGCGAATGAGCCGGCAACTTGTCCAATTGCATATGCGTATGAATCAAAAAAATTATTTGCTGCTTTGACAACTTCCGGATCAGTGAAGATATCTTTTAAAGATTTCCGTATGGAATCAAGGTCTTTCTTTATTCCGTCAAAAATCGGTTCGTAGTCTCCTAACCCATCCCAGAATCCTTTTGCGATTAACTTAGCCAGCTGCTTAAATCTGTCGATTATCTTTTTTAGCGGTTTTGACATCTTATCAAGAACTGTCTCACCCTCTGCTACCTTTCCGTAATCAACATTTTGTACAGCATCTTTCATCTGATCTAAAAGCCCACCAGTTGCGCTCGGTGCTTTTGATGATGAATCCGTACTTTTGTCCGTTGAATAATTATTTATTTCGTCCAAAGGACTAAGGTATCCCTTTGCCGCCTTAGTGGCTTTCTTAGTTGCATCCGCTGTGTCATTTGTTGCGCCTGCCAGCTTTTCAGCATTGTCGGCAGCTTCTCCGTATTGATCGGCTGTGTCAGCTATTGCATCCGTTCCGGCAAGGCCTGCGCCACTCGCGCCTGTTTGTCCAGAAGACTTCTTTCCGGTAATCAATTCCGTAAATGACTTGAAGGCATTTGCCAATGTTGCCAGTTTACCGAGCAGAATATTGATCACTTTCAGAACAGGCGTGAAAATATTAATCAATCCCTGTCCAACTGTCGCCTTGAGAGATTGTAGCTGTAACTGCATCACTCGCACCTGATTCGCCCATGAGTCAGATGTTCGGATGAAATCGCCAGATGCAGCTGATAACTGTTTCTGCACAAAAGCCAGACGGAGAGCTACTTTCTCCTGCTCGGTCATGGCGGATGTGGTTTTTCCATAGCCGTTTGCCAGTGCGTACTGGTCTAGTGCCGACTGGGTCATTACCACGCCGAGATCTTTGAGCGTTTCAGTTTCACCCGTAAACACTGATTTTAGTTTGATATACGCCAGATCCTGACTGATGTTATAAAATGATGCCACATCACCAGTTAGCTGTGTCAGAGCTGTTGACATATCGTAAGCTTGTGCTTCCGAGAATCCGAACGACTTAGACATTGCTCCGAACGTACCAACATATTGTTTCGCCATCGTTTCTGACAGACCGGCAGTGGTCATTGCGCTCTTCGCAAATTCATTAACCTTATCAGACATGGTTGTAAATGTAACATCAACCACGTTCTGCACTTCTGCCAGATTAGAGCCAAGTTCTACGCACTCTTTCCCAAACTGGGCCAGTTTCCCAATTGCGAATGCTCCGCCAATCAGTATACCTATTTTTTTTACTACGCTGCCAAGTCCGTTAAAAGACTGTCTGATTGCTGATACGCCGTTTTGCACACCTGATGTGTCCATTCTGGTATCAATAATGATCGAACCATCAGCAGCCATGTGTCCACCTCCTAACTATTTGAGGTTCAACATCTCATTCAGCTTATCTTTATAAGCTTGCTCCTCGTCGCTGAGACGTGTTTTTATGTCAATAATATTCTTGTTTTCCTGATAGAATTTCTTTTCCCATTTATCGAGCTTTTCACCCTTTGCTTTTTTTGAACGGATTCCAACGACCGTGTTGAACAGGCATTCACCGGATTCCATGAAGTATCCGAAGAACGTCCACCAGTGCATATACGGAATGGCTCTGATTTCTTTGCCGGCAACTTTATTTACAGCCGGTACGATCATATCTCCGTCCTGTCCCCAGTCCATCAAGCGGGGCTTTGGCCTGCTCGGGTTGTCATCAGCCTGTCCGCAGTCAATAAATTCACACGCTTTCTGACAGGCTTCAGATAAGTGCTCTGGCGGTATACTCTGCCAATCCTCGAACAGAATCTGCAACATAACAACTGCTTTTGCCTGCTCATCCAGTTCCGGGTCGTTCATAGCAATGAGAATGTCAATGATTGCTCGAAAATCCGTTCTGATAGAAAAATCCACCCCACTGATATTTAGTGAGGTGGGTAACTCATAGGCGGTCATTTTGTGTATTTCTCCGTATACTTATTGACCGCTTCCTGCATTTTTTTCTTTCTCTTTTCAATTTCCGGAGTAAGTGCTTCATTGATTTTGTCCAGAACGATATAGGCAAACACCTGACCATTTCCAAAAACAGTTGTTGCGGTAATTGGTTCTTTAAATAAATCCTTAGATGCTTCGTATCCGAGCATATAATTGATTTTGTCCTCAATCTGCTTATTAATCTCTGCCATTTCTTTGCTGGAAGAAACATTTTTAACAGATTCCTGAGCCTGTTCAAAGAAAGTTCCCAATTCTTCCGCTCTTGCCGCAATGTTGATGTCGGTAGGATTCAGTTTGAATGAAGAGAACACTTCACCTTGCTTGTTCGTGAATGTGAAAAGAAGAAATCCATCATCAATGTTTGTGTTAATTGTCTTTGCCATTTTCTACGCCCTCCTAAAAATTATTCGCTGTCAGCTGTAAATGAGCCGGAAGTAATGTCAAATTTACCTTTGACGCGCTCTCCAACGTAATTAACTGTGAACGGAATCTGATAGCCAGATGTATCACCGCCGTAGGAAGTCGGCACAACATGGCAATCCTGCTTGTATGCTTCGTATTTACCGGCTGTTGCTTCTTTCCAGAGATGTACTTCAACTGCACTTGTTTTCAGATTATCATCTTTAAGACGTTCGTCCACAATCCGCTGAAGCTTTTCGAACAGATCAGACGTGGTATCTGCATAGAATGGATCGGCATCAGAAGAAGCTTCGTAGCCATTATGCTTAAATGTGGATTCTCCAAGAATATTCTTAGATGTTTCAGTATCCGGATTGAGGTCAATATTGTACTCTTCCAGATCTTTTCCAAGGCGCTCATATTTTGGTGTCAGTCCTCCACAAAGAGAACCAGAATCAATGTAATGAGCCATATATTTACGGTCTATTTTTCCTGTAACTGGCATAGAAATGTCCTTTCTGCCTATAACTTTTAAAAGGCTGTGTAGGTTAGCGACTATCTCCAATTGATAGCCGGTTGTTACGTTACATTACTTCATAAATATTTTCGTAGCGTACCGATAATGGCAATAACCAGTCCTGTACGCCACTCTCCTGTGGCTCTAAGCCATAAGAATTATCACGGGTTATACGTTTTATCATTCGTCCCTGTGAAAGCTCTGGAAAAGCATTTAAGCGCGTCTCAGAGCCGTTTATAATAACTGGTTCCCGACATATCCATTTACCGAGATTATCCAGAAACTTCTGAACAGATAACTTCTGCCGTTCTTTGTCGGATGCCGTGCGGTAAACCACATAAAATGGATATTGGCATACCTGATGCATTACACCGCATACATCTTCCTTTTCTGAATAGATCAAAGCTCCGTTGTCTGCTGAGAAAGCGATTCCGGAATCTTTGCCGAGTTCCTCAAATTTGATTGTTTCATTTTCGTATAGCCCTGGATACTGGTTTAGAAGCGCTTTCATGGCGTCTGTCAGAATGTCATATCCAGTTGCATCTTTTCCGATAGGTTTATCTGCCATGTCTGCCACCTCCTGCCTGTGCTTTTACTTTGCGAATCCATGTACTGCCGTATTGCCGTTTAGCGGCGTCAAACCACTTTGCCTGTGCCCGTGGGTGAGCCTGTTTGGTGTATTCAAGATTTTCCTTTGCGGCTGTCTGACCAGAGAACTGACTGACAAGGACTTTCTTCGCATACTGCCGAGCGTAAGAACTTCCGGTCAGCTCGTCCACCATCGTTTTCCCCATATAGAGGAATCTGCCATAAGGCTCTGCCGCCGCACAAACAAAGCCTGTGCCTTGCATAGAGGAGCTTCTTGCCCTTGTCTTATCGATAAAATCTCCTGAAATCATTGGCATAAATGGAACCATACTGTCCATGACCATTCCATCAAGAAGGTACTGGGCTTCTTGATACTGTCTGGAAAATCTATCCATATTCAGCTTTATTTTCATATCTCCATCGACTACGGAGAACCCTTTAAAATGATGAATCTTGCTCATATTACTTACCCAGAATCTCAAAATGTGGAATCAGTGTATATGGACCACCTACACTGGTAATCTTGAACACGTTATCCTTGTTCTCGTTCATGTACTGATAGAATCCATTCCGATAATCACTGTCAATTACCGTTCCGCCAGTCCACTCACCTTCCCAAAAAAACGACTCATCTGAGAATGTGATAGTATCTTCCAGAGCGTTGTTAATCTGCCTTTTCCACTCTTTAGGCGGTACATATGGGAGAATCTTACCATTCCTGTCAGCAATGGTTATATCGCCGTTCTGGACGGTATATCGAATGTGTAACTGTGCGTTGTCTGTTACGTCTGGCCCGTACTTCTTAAGGATTGCCCCCTTATCCGTAATGAGGTCAACGCCGGATAAAACATGAGGATACCAGTACGCATCTCCAGTCGTGGCTGATTCGTAATAATTAAAAATCGTCACCGTTTTTTCGTACATGATACCCTCCTTAATTATTCTTTCTGCACTGTCTGCTTAATAATCTGATTCACGCCAGTAGCCGACAATCCGTTAAACATACCGACTGCAACTGCTGTGATATAATCCGTTGCCGGGAAATCCGGGATAATTCCCATTCCGACAGCGCCAAGGATTCCACCAGTAACAGCCATGATTACTGGAATCCATTCATCAGAGATTCTTTTTGATGCTTTGCAGCCCATTCCTACGATGTAGCAAATCATAACGATTGCTATACATGAGCCTAATGTTGAAATGTCCATTATTCAGATACCTCCTTAAATTCTTCTTCAAATTCATCCTTTACCATTGTATCGAAATATCCTTCTTCATCACGCAAGACGTAGTCTCCAGGCTCTATGAGTACCGAATCAACCATTTCGCCATTTCTAAACGGAGCAGGATATGTAGAAATCTCAATGTGTGGTGGGTTAAGATTGTTATTAATTTTTACCGAATCGCCAACAAACTTTTCAATTTGAGCTATGCTTTCAGGAGCAGTAAAACACTGAATAGCTTCAACTATAGTCGGTTTTATTCGTACATATTTCATACTCACACCCCCGCATAAAGAATTGGTATTCCATCATCCGTCCTTACTCCCATCAGAAGCGGTAAAGCTGTCTTAAGAAGTAAGTCGTTCGTTTTCTGTACGTCTCCAGCGGCGGCATACACAGCACTCCATTCCTTTGCACCTGATGCTTTCTGCTGTGGCGTTGCATAAGAGATGGATTCACTGCCAGAGGATACAGATGTTACTGCACCGGCTTTGATGTTCCCGACATTTGTGTCGGCAAGATTCGTAGACGCTTGACTGATTGCATTCTTCTCAGCAAGCTCAATCTGATACATTAATTCAGCCAATGAACAGACCGCCTTTTTGATACGCTTCTGAGAGCGTTCGTTTGTCGGCAGTCCGTCCACCAACCTGTCAAATGTCATTGTGTCCACAAAGCCACTTGCTCTTTCTGCTAATCGTGGAAAGTCGGTTTCTGGCACAACTGAACCGAAATATGAAGTTGTGTAAAATTCATAATCTGCATAAGCCATGCCAGTTACCTCCTGCAATCATCATTTTGCTGTTACAGTCGCATGCCCGGCACTTAACGCCTTATAGGTACTGTCGCACTCAACCACTGTGATTACCTGCCCTGTTGTTGCAGTAATGTCAGATTCTCCATCCCACGCGCTCCAGTTCTTCACATTCTGTCCGTAGTCTACGGAAGTCTCAGATGATGCAACTTTGTACTTATATACATTCCCTGCGCTTACTTTTGCCGGAGTAACAGTCACTTTTGTATCTCCACTCTTACTTCCCGCTGCGGAGTTTACAGTGAGAGTTCCAAGTGTCTGAGTTGCGTTGATAGTTCCAACAGCAATAGCATCAATGTACTCTGCAAAGAGGGTAAGTCCCATGATCGCGAATGCTTCAGACACTGCTGTGTGGTAGTTGCCCTGTGTGTGAAATCCGATCAGATTTGTTTCACCGGATACAGTGTAAACAAGACCTGCTCTTGCGAAATCAGATTCGTTCGGATCCACGTAGTAAAGAACGATGTTCTCAACAGGTGTGGCGATAACTGTTCCTCTTGGGATCTCACTGTCGGATAACAGGAAGATTGTGTTGAATCCCAGGAAATCTTTCATATACTGGAAACCGAACTGGTTCTGAATAGTGATATCAGCTGTGCCGATATATTCGTACACATCCAGAATGTTGACAAATCCAACAACGCCAGTCACATTTCTGTGCATCTGCTTGAATTTGTTTTCTACACGACCTTTAGCCATTGCCAGAGCCATCTGGAAAGTGGTTTCCGTGAATGAGAGAGTACCTGTTTTCAGATAGTTGTAAAATCTTTCAGTAACATTGGTCTGAAGCTGGAAGAGGAATTCATCATCAGTCATCTGAACAGCGTTCTCATAACCGTGATCCTTGATTGCTTCGATAGATACAGCCTTTGCGTACTTCTCGATAGTCATTTCTGCATAGGGTTTTTCTTTTACAACGAATTTGCTATAAGGGATTTCCTCGCCCTCACCAACATTTCCACTCTGCAAAGTACCCTCTGCGTATTTGGACTTGAGTACAGCACCCGGCTGTTTTTTGATAGGTCTCATGATGCCCAGAATATCACGTAAGTGCTGCCAGTTTCTTTCGAATCTGGTTACAAAGTCAATCTCACGCGCTGTGACCTGAATATCATTACTCATAATAAGATTAGCTTTTGCTGCCATATAAAAAAATCCTTTCTACCCATAACTATTAAGGTATTGGGTTAGCGGCTATACTCTGTCGTATAGTCGGTGTAAAAAATCACTGGAATAACTGGATATTCTGAGCAATTGCAGCCTGTCTCTCGGACGGGTCTTTGATCGCTTCAATATCTTTCTTCGTCATGCTCCCCGGTGCCTGCTGCTGTCTAATATGAGTAGTAAACCTTGCCTGATTCTGCTGAGCCTGCTGCTGAGATTCATCCACAAAAGCGGATGCGTCAGACTGCTTCATCTGTTCAATCAGGTCATTCAGTCCGAGAATTTTGCCGTCTTTCAGTTTGAGGCCTGCTTCTTTAATGTCTGCCATAACAGACTTCTTTGCCGCTTCGCTTGAAAATTTAACATCATCGAGTGCCGCTTTGAGTGCATCTGAGAAATCGCGGTCATAGATCTTTGCGTTAAATTCTTTCTCTGCATCTGCTGCTTTCTGTTTCCAGGTCTCTAACTCGTTTTTGACATTTGCCGGGTCGATACCGTCAAAACTTTTTAAGGTTTCCTCTGCTGTCTCAGCGCGTTCTTTCCAGTCATCACGTTCACCCTCGACTTTTGACAGAGTTTTCGCTACTTCTTTAGCATTCTTGTAATGCTCAGAGAGTGCTTTTTTCACATCTGCCTGTTTGTCCTCCGGGATCTCAATTCCAAATGATTTTAATGTGTCAATAAGTTTCTGCATAACATCCTCCTGGTCGTGTTTATTGACCTGCCGCCGCAGGTAAATGGATTAAGCCAGTTAGACCACTGGCAGGGTAATGAAATAGGCGGAATTGAACCGCCGACACGCACCCTATGCGGATGTTGCTCTACCAACTGCGCTATATTTCACTGCACTTTTCGAACTGTCCGGCAGTTAACAGGATAAGCGTTAACCTTTACCCATGGGATAATTTACCCGAACCATAGACCGCCTGCAAACAGACAGCATAATTCTGAGTAAATAAGCGGAACGCCCGGAATCGAACCGGAACCCAGGGCGCGACCCTGCCAGTCTACCATTAACGTACATTCCACATAACCCGGATTCCCGGGTTAGCAAGATATTTAACGTGTTATGCCTACCACGAGTTGTTTCGGATATTTATTTCTTTTTTTAAAGAAACACCAGTTTACAACTTTATAAATGATAGATTTGTTGATGAATCAGCTGTTTTAAGGCCTTTGTCATGGCATTTGATTTTATATGT